TTATTCTTCTCTAACTGCTCAGCCTTCTCTAGCATAGCTAGGGTGTGGTCAGCAGGTTCTGCATTAGTCTGGTCTTCATCATAAGTATTTAAACTGTCTGCCATGTTAGTCCTCTATTTTGTTTCAACCTTATAGGAACGGCCTTCAAACTTAAAGGTCTTCTTACCATCCTTCTTAGCTTCAGCAAAGGCTTTGCGGAAAGCTGAGGCAGATTTAGTACCCTTCTTATAAGTAGGGAAATCTGCTGCGTTGATACGTCCGTCTTTAGGTTTAGTAGTTTCTCTGGTCTTAGGCTTTTCTTCATCCTTAGACATAGCTGCTGCTGTACCTGCTGCCCCAACAGCACCAGCTTTAGCTTGTCCCTTAGCGTAGGCACGTTGGCCTTTGGTGGCTTTTTCTACTTGCTTCTGACCTTCTGTTGGTTTCTTAGCAAGTTTAGCACCTTTTTTACCCTGACGAATAAGACCTCTAAGTGCAGCCTCTCCACCCTTTTTAAGCATTTGTTTAGCGGCTGTTAGACCAATAATCTTAGCTGCCGCCATAAGTAGTGGTAGTGCCATTAGCCCTGCCCTTCCTGTTCTTGTTGTTGCTGTGCCTGTGCTTGTGTCATCATAGCAGCAGCACCACCTGACTTAATCATCTCAGGTGTACCACGTACTGCCATCTGCTGCATAGTCTGCATCTGCATTGCTTGCTGTTGCTTCTGCATCATCTCTGCTTCTTCTTGAGCCTTCTGCTCAGCAGACTTGATAAGACCATTGGTATCAATACCAAGACTAGCACCTAGTCGATCAATGTAATCGTTAAGGTTCATCTCACGTGCAATAACCTCTGGGCCTAGTGGCTGTAGGTATTGCAGGAAGGTAGCTAGTTTGTTAAGGTCTTGCCCTCGTCCAAGGGCTTCGATACCAGTAACAACAGTAGGGCTAACAGTATCCTTAGGTAGCTTAGGCATCTTGCCAGAGCGTTCCATGATGGATAGTATCTTGTTAACCAGAGGCATTTGTAGTTCTTGTGACAGGATAGAATACACACCACCTAAGGCAGACTCTAGTTCCTGTGCCATGAACCGTACTTCTTCAGCAGTAACACGCTCAGCCTGACGCTGAACTGCACTGTTCATTAGGAAGGCATATGCTAGACGCTCACTAATGTTACGTCCAGACTCCATAGCTACTCTAAAGTCAGTTGACTTCTGTACCTGTAGGGTGGAGACATCAGTAGCGTCACCACTAACGATAGCACCGTTAGGGCTTTCAGCTAGTACTCGTGCCTTAGTTGTGCCATTAGGTTTGACTAGGAACAATACCTTAGCTGATGCCGCAGCACCTTCTACGATAGCTTTAGTCAAAGCCTCAAGGCTCTTAAGGTCTCCAATATATTCTTCTACATAACCCCTGCCATAGTCCTCACCGTCTACTCTAGTAAACCGTAGTGGGATGAAGGGGCTTTCGTCTAGTTTAAATTTACCACGGCTGTTAGGGATTTCAAACCCTGACACTTCTTGATAAACTTCCCAGCCCTTTTGTGTTCTTGTAAGGTGGGTGTATAGCTCAAGGTTCTTCATCTCAGACTCAGAAGCCTGTATGAGTTCTTGAATTTCTGGAGGAAGCATCAAGGCATTGACGCTTTCTTTAGTAATAATCTCTAAGACATTACCCATAGCATCCCGCTTAACCACATAACGGTCAAGACGAAACACTTTCATGCCTCCCTCTTTAGGCATAAAGAGAAGAGCATTGCCTGTAACAATAAGCTGCTTCAGTGCTTCAAACACTGGAACACGCATTGCCTTGGATTCGATCTCTTGCATAGCTGCTCGTTCAATACGAGACAACGCTTCCTCGACTGCACCACGTGCTTCTCCACCTGCTAATTCAGCAAGGTCAAAGTCATCAATGGTAAGTCTAAAGAATGGACTGTTAGGTGGTAGTAGAGCCAGAAGCAGTTTAGATGCTAGGTTGTTTACACCTCTAGCACCAACTCCCTGATAGGGGGTCTGGTATATTGTACTACTGCTATGTCCATCAGGAGGCAAGAGCATAGGTATTGTTAGCTCTGCTGCATCACGCCCACGCTGCAAGAACATATCTCTTGATGACTCGCACTGGGCATAACGCTTAGCAGCACCGCCGCCACTATTCTCATATGCCATAATATTTACCTTTATTTAGAAATATTTACACCAGATGATGCACCTGTAGAACCGCCTGATGTTGATCCACCAATAGCTAGTCCTACATTTTTAGGAGCTACTTTTAGTTTAGACTTACCCATTTTCTTCTTAGCTGCTGTCTGAGAAGCAGTATCTACATCTGCTAGATCAGTATCGAACTCAGGAGAAGATGCTGTTACTGGTGCAGCCTGTGCTGGCACTGGTGGTGGGGCTGGTTTTGAACTTGAAAAACACATTGTTAAGTTTCCTCGAAATCTTGATTGTACAACTCTTCCAGCTTTCTAATAACAGACTGCTGGCCTTGCAGATAACGTAGTTCTTCAATAGAAACTTCGTTTGCTGGAAGTTGATTAGGGAACAAATCCGTAAGATGATCTAATAATTCTCTAGTTAAAGAAGGTATATTACCTAAAACTTTCATTTGAATTTGCCTATAGGTCAACTTTAGAACAAGGGGTAGTTAACCCCCTGATCTAAATAGGTTTAATTTTTACTAAATATCCACTAGTTCACAGGCTCCAGCGGTACACGCTAGTGTCTGACTACCAGATGTAGTATCCTCTTTTTCATACAGTGACAAGGCACTCCAGTCAATAGACTCCGGCATGAGAGACTTTAGCTTCTCATATACTTCCTTCTCAATGTCCTGATACGGTGCTTGTGCATACGTGTGGTCACTGTGTGGTAGGAATGAGATGCCTGAGCAGATGTCAAAGTTCTCATAGACCCATGCACCCACCGCCATCCACTCTGCATCCTTGACTGTGATAGTCACTGATGGTTTGTGTTCACACCAGTTGAGTGCGTAGTTCTTCCACAACTCTAGCTGCTCTAGTGCAGTCATATCATCGCGAGTAACAGCACCAGATGGTGACTTAGTAGGGAAGCTGAACACTGTAGTAGAGTCAGGCTTCATCACACATGGTTCAGCAGGAATACCACTGTCCTTCATAAACTGTGTTAGTGGGTCTTTGTTATCTCCACGTACAGTACGGATGTAGTACTCGCTATGCCGTGCATGAATACCAGAAGCTGTATCAGTTAGCTGAGATACAGTACCAGAAGGTTTAACACAGGTGATAGCAGCAGAGGCTGGTACACCTAGCTTGTCAGCGTAGATACGATTGACATCAATGGCCTGTGTCTTCAACTCTTGCAGCCAGCGTGGGCTGTCAACAGTCTTAGATAGTACAGCGTTGTCCATGATACCTGTCAGTGATACACCAAGCAGTCGTTCTTCTTCTGTATTCTTCTGCCAAATCTTACGCAAGTATGGCATGTTAGTAAAGGTGGACTGTGCTGTACCAAGGATAGTAGCTAGTCGTACCTTACGGCGTAGACTTTCTAGGTCATCTGTTTCACGTACAACAACCTCTGTTAGATTACAGAACTGGTAAGGGCGTAGGATAATCTCAGAACAAGGGTTAGTACCCCACTCATGTCCTGTCTCTCTGCGTCCATTCATCTTAACATGGTTGTCTGCTGCTGGGCGAGAGAAGATACCACGCTCACCAGACTTAGACTCAACGAGAGACAACCACTCACGCATGAAACCTTCCATGTCAGGCTTGTCTGTGTAGGCTACAGAGTTATTAGCCAACGCACGTTGACCCTCATTCTCCCACCACTGACCTGACTTAGCATGTGCCATACGTCCATCACTGAGGTTAGACAGGCTGATCATAGCTGAACGGCGTACACCACCCACTACCACAACCTCACCAATCTTACACATGATGTCGTGACATTCAATACTAGTCAGCTTACGTCCTGCTGCTGCCTTGAACTTGTCTACTACAAAGTTAAATAAGTCATTCAATGGCTCAGGGCCACTGGCTCTACCACCAAAGGTCTTGAGCCTAGCACCTGCTGGTCTAATCTTAGACAAGTCCCACTTAGGAATGTCACCTGAGTACAGGTGTGACAGCAACTTATGCAATGCCCTAGCCCAGCCTTCCTTGCTGTCCTTGACTGCAATGATATCATCACTGATATCTAGTGCATCAGGTACTTCAGGTAGCTTAGAGATAGACTGACGTTCTACACTAAAGCCAACACCAGTACCACATAGTAGAATAAACATGGCCTCATCAAAGGCACGGATGTGGTCTACTGGTAGGTAGCTACAGTTGTAGATGCAGGTGTTGTCACGGTCTGCTGCTACCCCTGCTGTCATCAAGGCCCTCATGCTAGGCATTACCTCAAGGTTGATGATAGCTTCCTCAATCTCTTCCAAGTCTTTGGCTGGTAGACCAGTGGTAGCAATGTAGTTGATGTATCGCTGCACTGTCTCAGGCCATGTCTCTCGTCTGTTCTCATCCTCAAGCCATCGTGCATACCGACTAGTAGCAATGAAAGTCTGGTAGTCTGTTGGTAGGTAATTGCTTCTCATCGGTTGTCGCCCTCTCCGTGTAGTGTATTATTCTGTTGTCGTTTCTTTAGTTTCTCTACGTTCATCTCTGCAATAGTCTGTAGTGACAGGCCACAGTCATGGGCTAGTGCAGCCAGCATCCAGAGTACATCACCCATCTCTGCTGCAATAACTTTCTTTTGGTCTTCCATTGGTATGCTATCCCGCATCATCTTAGCAATCTTACCTGCCACCTCACCTGCCTCTTCAGCTAGGCCAAGGGCAGGGTATGAGATTGCATATGTCTTAGGATATACTGCTGTCTTTATTGCACCTATCTGGTACTCATAGAAGTTCATCATTACCAGTTTACTCCCTCTGTCTTCTTCATCAACTCAATCATCTTCTTGAGATACCACACAGCCTTCTCTGCATCCTGAATAGGATTGCCCTTCTTGAATAGTCGTGATCCTGTATACTTAATCACGTTACCTTGACAGTAGCTGATAGCCTCATACTCACCTAGTACGTCCACAATGTAGTCAATAGTTTCAATCCTACCATCAGCATAATGAGCAGGACTGTTAACCATGTCATCAAGTCTTGGCTGCTCTGTCTTAGATAAGTCCTTCATGAACTGCTCATGTCTTACTTGGGTTGCCATAGTTTTACCTCACCTGTGTCTGTGTCGTACTCACCGTTACGTAGGATACGTGCTAGTCGTGCGTTCTCTAGTGCTACTTCTTCAGATAAACCTTTACTCTTAAACGCATCAACCACTGCATCCCAAGAACAATTCTGTGATAGGATTTTATTAGCAGTAACTGAACCGACTGAAGGACAACCCTTGTAGTTGTCTGTACTGTCTCCGATAAGAGTTTGAAAGAAGAAGTTATACTTAGCTTCTTCCTCAGTGATTGTAACAACCTCTCCATTGATCCAATGCTTTGCTGGTACAGTTTGTAAGTCCTTATCTTCAGACCACACAATAGTATCTGTATTCGCAGTAGCCAGTATCCCAAGGACATCATCTGCTTCTACTCCTCTGTAAATTATAGTGTTATATTTACTACCTATATATTCTCTAGACCAAGGTAGTAGCATAGGCTTTCGTGTGTCAGAACGATTAGCCTTGTAGTAGGGTGCTATCTTCTTACGATAGTTATCCTTATCTGATAAGGCAACAATGCAGTCCTGCACTGGTGCTTCTTCGACTAGCTTACCAATCTGGTCATCAATGATAGCAGCTACTTCATTCTCAAAGCAATGCAAAGTCCACAAACCATTACCCCAGTTAGTTGGTTTCTCTGCTGAGGCACAAGCCTTGTAAGCAATGATGTCACCATCAATAAGCAGTAGGGTCATCATCTATCTCCTCTTGTCTCTCATGTTTTCTTAGGATGCGTAGTCCTGTCTGTACCTGTATGTAGTCTAGGTAAGACTCAACGATCCACTTAACGCTTAGACAAATACTAACACTCATAAACGAGCAGGTCAGTATAAGCTTCCATACAAAATCAAAGTCCATTCTGGATACACTCCTTCGCCTGACCAACAGACATCTTGAACCACTCACCCTTACGCTCTGCTATCTTCTCAGCAGCTTTGTGTGCAGCAGCCTCAGCCTTGCGTCTGTCGTTAGTAGACACAGAATACATAAGCTTGTAGTTACGGAAGGGACTGCTGGTCTGATAACCATTGAGCCTATCCTCTGCATCAAGAGCCATACCAATCTTTACCCACTCAGGCCAAGCTGAGTTAGTAATGATATAGACATATCCCTCTGTTACAGAGTTAATAAGATTGTGACTATGTACATCATCCCAAGATTTATATCTACCTGCTTTATGTAGTGGATGTTTCTTGGAAACCTCTTTACCATTAACATACATTCTATTAGCATCACGCTTACGTACTGCTTCTGGATTGTCCTTATAGAAAAAAGGTTTACCTGTCTTCGGATTAGTGGGTGTCTGCCCAGTTGTTTCCGTACTTGTACTCACTGTCGAGTCTGCATCTGAACTTGAAGTGTCCTTCAACGTCCCGCATACACTTAAGAATAACTCGCCCTGCTTCATCTTCCTGTCCCTTCTTTACTACTACTTGAACTTCATCATGTACAAACGCTACAACTCTTGCGTCTAACTTAGCCTTCTCTAAGGCACGACATATAAATACGTACCAAGTCTTACAGATGATTGCACCACAACTCTGGAGTAGTGTGTTGAGTGCAGCATGGCTGTGTCGGATAGGAATGATACGTCCATCCAATCCCTTAACAAACCCACGCTCATCTGCTGCCTTGGCTACTGCATCCTTAAGGTACTTTAGTGCTGGTAGTTTCTTCAAGAACTTAGTCTTGATTGCCTTACCTTCCTTTGCACCCTTGCCTATGATCTTGCCTGTCTTCTCATCACCTGAGCCGTAGAGGAATCCATAGATGAATGTCTTGGCTTGGTTACGTGAGTCCAGACCAGCAGCCTTCTGATTAGCAGTATGAATGTCACCATTCAAGACCACATCAGCATACGATCCATCGTCATAAGCAGCCATATAGTGAGCGAGACAGCGTAACTCAAGACCAGAAGCATCAGCACCAAGTAGACTATACCCGCTAGGAGAGATGAATAGTTCTCTACACTCCTTGCCATATGGCGCACCAACGCTAGGCACTTGGGCTGTGTTAGGATTGGAATGAGTACAACGAGAGGTAACAGCACCCATGTGGTTAACTCGTCCATGTATCTTGCCTCCTGTCTGCATCTTCAACCAAGCCTGTTTGCCTGTACCTAGCTGGCCTATACGTTTGTTAAGCATGAGATACTCGTTGAGTAGTTTTGCCTCAGGCATATCAATACCAGATAGGATAGTCTCATCTACCTTAGGGTCTCCACTGTCAGTGAATACCTCAGGCTCCCAGCCTCGCTTCATCAGTCGGTCAGCAATCTGCTGCCTTGATGCAGGATTGAATGGGATAGTCTTGGTCTTTGTCTTAAGCTCCACGATAGTAGGCTCAAAGGTCTCTTGAAGTTTGTCTTCGATCTCCTGCTTGCGTCCCTGTAGCTTAGCAAACAAGGCTTCAGCCTTAGGTACATCAAAAGGAAAACCGTTTTCTTGTTGTGTAATTAGCAGGGTGTGTATGTTAGTCTCTAAGTCTAATGCTTCTTTGCTAAAATTTTTCTCCATAATTTTGGAATATAATTTTGCAGTAACTTCTGTGTCCTGCACACAGTAGTCGAGCATCTCAGGGGTGTATGTTGCAAAGCTCTCGCTGCCACTATTGAAATCACCTTTTAATTCTCCCAGTCTGTAGCCCCATGCCTTAAGACTATGACTACCAATCAGCTTAAGGGGAAAGTGTTTCGCCTTATTAAGCTTGAAGTCTAGTTCTTTTACATGAGGCCATATTGTTCTAGAGTATACCAACGTATCTACTACTGTACCCTTGAAGGTATAGTTGTGTAGTTTCTTCATCACACGCAAGTCGTAGTCTATGATGTTATGACCAATCAAAGTCTTTGCATTGTCCATAAACTCTAAGGCTTCCTGCGTCTGTGTTGGGTCAAAGGTGTGTACCTCATCAGTGTGTACATCCCTGAAGACATGACACCAAACTTGTGTCACCTCATCATAGAGGTTGTCTGCTTCTAAGTCCCATATGTATTCCATACTGTGTCTCCGCACTAGTTAAAATTCTTCTTCAATGTCTTCATCTTCCCATACAGTTTCAACCATACGTCCAGTATCCTTACGATACTCAAGGGCAGAGCATAGACCAGTCTCACCAGACCAACGGTTCTTTAGCACCCTGACCTGACTGATGTTAGCGTTGTCCTTGTCTTGCTGGTTCCTTTCCAATCCTATTACAATGTCACTAAGCTGACCGATAGCAGCACTACCACGTAGCTGAGCGAGTGATGTTTGTGCGCCATCCTCGTGTCCTCTGTCACCTGATGGACGCTTGAGGTGTGAGATCAGGATCATACCACAGTTCAACTCCTCAACCAAAGCACGTAGCTTGGTCATGGTGTTGTCAATGATACGCCTCTCGTCACCACCCTCTAGTCCTGAGACCACAATAGAGATGTGATCAAGTACAATGAAATCACAGCCACATCCACGTGCCAGATACCGTATCTTAGATAGTAGGTTATCACTGTCAGTAGAACCCCAGTGATCATACAGGTAAACACGGCCTGTCCCAAGTGTTGAGTCAAACGCATCCTTCATCTCCTTCTCAGTTACGTCTTCATTCTGCTGGAGATGCAGCAGTTTGTTCATCTCAATGGACATAAGCCCTAAGGCTGTCCGTTTCACATTCTCTTCTAGGGCAATGTAGCCTACAGTTTCACCATGCTTGATAAGACTATGTGCTAACTCACGTGCTAACTGTGACTTTCCAATACCACTACCTGCTGTCAATGTTACGATCTCACCCTTACGACAACCACCCACTTTATCGTTAAGTCCGTTGTAGGGGTAGGGGATAGAGGCACGATCATCAACTGATGTAACCACATCCCACAGGTCTGTGCCTGACACAATACCATCAGGTCTGAATGTCTTAGCACCCCAGACTGCATTGATTAGTTCCTCTGTCCGTCCAGCCTGTAGCATATCACTAGCATCCTTGAGGGGAAGCTTGGCAATCTTAGCCTTGTTGGGTGGTAGGATAGATGCACAGTCTAGTGCTGCCTTCTGTCCAACCTCATCGCTGTCGAACATAAGAACAATACTGTCGTATTTAGACAACCATTCAATAGACCTAGCGATAGCTTTCTTTGCTGAGTCTATTCCCTGTGGGATAGATACTACATCCCACTTGTTATTGAAAGCTTGGCTCAATGACAGTGCATCAAGCTCCCCTTCTACGACAGTAATCATCTTACCACCATCACGGCAGAGATGCTCACCATACAGGCCAGCCTTCTTGATATCTCCTAACACCACAAAGTCCTTGTTAGGAAACCGTAGCTTCTGTCCTACAAGCTTACGGTGTTTGTCGTAGTAGTTAGCTACTTGAACCTTCTGCCCCTTGAAAGTAGACACCCCATAGTTCCAGTGTTGTACTGTCTTGAGGTTTAGCTTCCGCTTACTAAGGGCTAGGTTCTCTACCTCTAGAAAAGAGGTGTTAGATTTTACAGGTTGTTCCATCTGTACGTCTTCTCCTTCGGCTGGTGTCAGGGTCTGGCACGAGAAGCAGTAGTGTTTACCATCGCTGTATAAAGCATTGGCATCACTACTGCCACAGTGAGGACAGGCTTCATGCCTTATGAACTCACTATTCTCTTGCACCTAACCCACTCCTTAAGATTTTTACAGTGTTCTCAAGACCATTAGCTATCTCTAAAATAAGATCATCATCATACTTGATGTCATCTGATAGCATAGCATGTGCCATGTCATAGTAGTTTGTATGTTCTACTAGTTCATGCTGGTCTACATAGACTGATACACTCAGTCCGTCACTACCAAACTCAGCGTTCATGTCTACTTCGGATACCCATTCTTCTCTTACATCAATGACACTCATAGCCACTCCTCTGGTATAGTTCCTTCTGCCCAGACAAAACCTTGACGGTCTGCCCACTCACCACAGGTCATCTTAGACCCATCCTTTCTTTTCTTAGCACCCTGTATTGTAGCCTTGGCGTTCTGAAATACAAAACGTATGTCCTTGTCAGGGTACTGTGCCTTGATAGCCTTCATCTTACGCTGGCTATCCTGCCGGAAGTACCCCTTCAGTTCTACAATCATAGTATCTACTGCTAAGTCAGGGATGTAGTGGCGTTCCACATAGTACGCAATCTTCTCTGGTTCGTACTGATATGGAACACCACGTTCATCTAGGTCTGAGATAACCCTTGCCTCAAAAGTCCCCTTCGTCATCGGCATCACCAGTAGCAGGTTCATTATCAAACATCTCAGCAGTGTTATCCTTAGCCACTGCTGCTGCTACATACCCATCCTCTTCATCAAACATAGATGCAGCACCGTTACCATACTCTACTAGGTCTAGCACCTGCACACCACGGAGATGCAGCTTCACACCTACCATCTTAGTAGCAGGGATGTAGTAGGTACGTGGCTCAAAGGATACGTTGATACCACTGCCGTTACCAACTAACACGCTACCATCCATAGGTGTTAGCTTTGCATCAACAACGATAGGACTCTGGGTGTAGGTAGTACCATCACGCCTCTTTCCTACTGCATCAAGCTTAAACTTGAACTTGATGTCACCAGTATCATTACCCTCTTGGTCTGTGTCTTCTTCAAATGGCAAGTGAGTGGACAGTTTACCCTGTAGTTTAGGGTTGGACTTCACCTCTTCTTCTAGTCGATCATTGACTAGACCTTCAAGATAGTCACTCAACTTTGCTGCTTCTAGTTGTGGCTTAAGTAAGTCCACAGAGTATACACCATCAGGATTAAACTTGGTGTCTGGTTCAAACACCTTAACCCACATGGCCTTACCTGCAACACTCTTGTTCTTTGCTTTGGTCATATTAACTCCTAAGTAAATGTTTAGTTATGCTTCGGCTATAGGTCAACTTTAGAAATCAGGCAAAGAAATAGTCTGACTCCATCACCCTTGATAGGTTCAAGCTACCCTTAGTCGGAGGCTGTGGTATTGTACTGTCACCAAGGGTGGCGACAGCATGGTCACGTAGCTCTTGTAGTACGTCATACTTCTGGTACATATCTACAAAGGCTTCGCGTAGTGTGTGGCTCATGATACCCATGTTAGGACTGTGTGTCCCATAGCTGTCATGCACCATGCTAAAGTCCATCATGTTAGTGTCGAGACACTTGTTGATGGTGAACGTCAGGGCTGCTGCATCCAACGAGTGGATGAAGTTTGGACTAGCCCCTGTCGAGATACGAGAACGGTTCACACTGTCCTGTAGCTCCTGCTGGTAACTAAGGTAGACTAAGTTACCATCAATGTGTGTCTTGATGAGCCGCTTCTTTGTATTGTAGTATGGCTGCACCACAAGAAAGTTTGTTGGTGTGATCCACTCCATGTGCTTATTAGCTGCACCGTAGTGTGAGCCTACCTCCTTCACATAGTCCATAACCTGCCGTGCTGAAGAGATAGTCTCATTGATACCCTGCCACACATGCTTGGCTAGGTACACACCCACACCAAACAGGTCATCACCAAATGGATTAGGCATACCCTTCTTAATTATTTTGTCATCAATAGCCTCCTGTATATACTCACGACAGGCGTGTTGTGTACCGGAGTAGGGTACAATCATCACTGGTCTCTTGGTCAGTGACCTGTCTATTCCAAACTCTAGACACTTCTTTGCAAGCTCATCACCCTGCTCTGCATCAGCAGTAACTAGGGCAGTTGCTCGTGCTGCTACATCTGAGTAGATGTCTGACGGTACATCGTTAGGCACTAGGTTAGTAGCCCTGCCACCCTTCTCATCTAGTAGGATAGCAGACAGATGTTGTAGTCCATTGCAGCTACCATCAGCAGCACAGGGTAGGTGAGTATAGAAACCCCACCCCTCACGCAGTAGGCCATACCACTCAAAGCACCAGCCTAGGAATTGCCAAGGCTTGTCTGCTGTAGTCCACCACATATAGTCTAGTGGGTTCTCAGCACACTTAACAATGTCAGCCTCGTTATCCCATGCCCACTGGATGCGGTCAGTAAATGACACCTTGTCATTACCAAACAGGTTAGCTCCATGTATGGCAAGCCACTGGGCATCCTCGTAGTTGTTGATAGGGAAACCGTTGTTGAACAGTAACAATGCCTTACCCCAGTCAGCCACCTGTGGTGACATGAAGGACTCGACAGGATACTTGCGTGACCTAAAGTCTAGCTGCCATACAAAGTAGAACTCTGAATGTTTAGCATACTCTTCTGCAATCTGAAGCGTCCTCTCCACCTGTATCCTGCGTGACATAGACTTGCCGTTGTGTGTATAGATTTGGCTACGCTTCTTAGCCCAGTCCTTGTACTGGTTGTGCTGCTCCTCTGTTAGTTCTGGTGGGTCTACATCAAAGGGATAGGCTGGTAGGTCTAGGTCAAACCTAGGTGGTAGACCAGCCCACTCCTGTCCACTGTCCCATGCCTGACGCATAACCTCTAGCACTTTGGTATCAATAGTCCACGGTGTACGCTGTAGTCCATTGACTGCCTTGTACTCTAGGCTCATGTCCTGCTGCCTTAGTCTATCAAGGTATAGTTTACTGTTCTGTTTCAATGTACCCTCACTAATGCTAGATCGTTGATAGCCTCACTGTGATACCCACCACCTATAACATCAGTCCAATCCTTGGGTGGAATGATAGAGGGTGCGTAGCGTGGCCTCTTGGTTTCTTGATACAGGTTAAACTTACGAACCCACTCTAGGGTATCAGGTGTAGCCTCAAGGTAGGTGACTGTCTTGTTGTTGCGTTGTCTATGCTTGCTTAGCTTGACCAACCCTGTCTTGACAATGACCTTATCTATGAGCCGCATACCTACATGGATACGTTCCTCGTTAGTCCACTCTGTTTCCTTGTGTCCACCAGAGTTAAGCTTGTGAACCAAGCCCTGCCTCTTGTGTAACTTACTGCTCTTCTCATTAGCCTTCTTGATAAGCAGCTTGGCTGGCTTACCATCCGACTCAATCCATTGGGTCAAACGCTTCTGCAATTCCACGTTCATCCCTACGATACGAGCCACCTTGGTTAGGGTGTAGTGCTTTGATACTTCGTCAACCACTGACACCAGAGTAAGGTAGGCTATCTTGTGTGCATCCATCCCGCTTAATTTTTTCTTGGCAATATCACGGTTGGATGTGGTGTCCTTTTGTATATCTACTACACCATCAGCCAAGGCATTAACGACACCAGCTATGGCTGCTCTGCCGTGCTGTGTGTTGCTCTCAATACCCTTCTCTAGTAGCTTGTTAGTGTTGTGTTGATATCTATTGACACCTGCTTGTAGCATCTCCAGTTCTAGTTCTATCTGTTCTTCTAGTGTTGGCACGTTTTTCCCCCAATAAAGTTATGAGTGAAGATATAGTTATAAATACCACAAGAAGGACTGGAAGTAAACCCAATACTGCTATGTATATTTTCAATTCAAATACCTCAGTTCGTTCATGTCGTAGTCAGGTCTGTTGTCATACGCAACAGGCTCATGCCATTCTGCTTGGCACTCGTTGCAGTACCACACAACCTCATCACCTACAGCGTACAAGGCTTCCGCCTCGCCATCACCACAGTGATTACAAATCTTAAACCCCATGCTCATGATGCTGCCTCCTCTTTGACACGCATTAGTTTACCTGCTGTGTAGCCATGCTTGAACTTGATCCAGTACTGTGCTTGTGCATCCTCATCATACTGGTTGTCGTACTTCACAGCGTGATAGCCGTTGTGATATCCCATGACATAGGCATCATCGTACTTGTTGCGTGTTAGCTGGTGCTTGTAACTAGGCATCGTGCTGCCCCTCCGTCTTGATTGCATGATTGCTTTAGTGACTGGTGTTATCTTCATCATGATTCCCCCATATTAACAGGAAGCTCATCTTATCTAGGATAGCCCAATACTGGTCAAATGTATATACTTGGGCATCGGTTTCAACTTCCATTGGATATGCACCAAAATGCACATAATGGTCAAGCACATATTCTTTGATAGCTTCAAAATCATCAGTCATCATCATCTACCAGTCTTAGCATAGGTTCGTTGTCGTTGTCCACCCCATAAAGGTAGGTCTCATAGTATAAATCATCGTCATCCATTAGCTGGTATAGATAGTCAAAGACACAATGCTTCAGTGCGTTGTCATCCATACAGTGTCCATCAAAGTCTAACTCTATCACCACCTTGGTTGATGCCTTAGGTGTCCAAGTCATAGTCAATCTCCTCAAAACAGTGGTTCATATGTTGCGCCATCATCATGCCTATCCTTTAGACCTGATAGCTGCTGCCTCATGCTTACTACATCCTGTGATGCCGTGCCTTCCCACTCAGCATCTTCTATCTGGACTTGCAGTGCCTTCATAAGTTTAAGGATACAGGCAAGCCTTGCGTCCAGTGTTACGTCAGGGTAGGCCGTGTCTATGTACATGCTCATGCTGTCTCCATATCAATGATATCCCACGCACTCTCATATGCGTGATCCCAGTTTAAAACCTCCCCAATCTCAACCCAGTAATCAGCTAGACTTCTTGCCTCGTGATCGAAGCAAGGTCTGTGATCCATTGGCAATTCGCCAGAAAAAAATAAGGGGTTCATCTTAGTCCATCCTCGTTACAAAGTAGCCATCACTAGTAGGCAGTGCCACCATACCATATGGATAGAAATATACATAGCCATAAGACGTAGCCATTTTACCTATAGCATACAGGTCATCATCTTCTTCGTGTGGGCTACGGTATGCCCCATCATACAAGACTTCACCCTCAAACTTGTGTAGTCCATAGCCATATCGTCCATCCATAAAGGATACAATGTCATCACCATTCAGCATGTTAAATTCATGCACCCAGTGCGGCAGCACCCCTATCCATTCCCTTAGGTATTCTTTTGGTTCATCATAGTCTTTTGTGTTTAGCTCTAGTGTCATTTGTATGCCCCTTCCATCATGTCCATGCCTACAATCAGGCCGTCAAGGTACGTTAGCATCTCGCGTGGTGTTAGTCTATGCTGAATGATAGTGCTACCCTCATTACAGGTTAGCTGCCAGCCACCATAGTGCGGCGCATTGTTTAGTGCATAGCTTACACCTAGTCGCCTGTTGATCCTGCCTAGTCTATTCTTTAGCATGTGTGGTGTTGTTCTCATAATCCTACTCCTTATACAATACCGTGATGCCTACGCCATGCCATCCAAGTGATAGCTTGCATCTCATATGCTTTGATGCCTATCTTCTTGGCTGCATGTGCATAGGCTGCCTGTAGTAGTCGATACTCTTTCTTGCCAATGTTGGTCTTGTCATTAGTCAGACCCACTCGCTCATTATAAAAGATATTCCTCGCATGTCCATCAATGGTGCAAGTATCCTCGCCCATGATATTCTCAAAGAAACAGGTTATCTTTTGGCCTGATAGGATCACCTTGGTTTCATCATAGGTTGGCCTATCTTCTAGCAAGAACCATGCCTTCTCTTTCATCTTGTTATAGGTACTAACCTTAACAGTTTCCATGTGATCGCCTCGCAAGTATGCACCGATCAAGTCATAGGCATTGCTTACATTGCGTTCCCACTTATTGTTAGGTGATAGTGCCGCTACTACCGACACCACCCGATAAACAGGCATGTCATAATGCACTGCTATCTTGCGGCACTGTTCTTGTGCGTCAGTATACCAGTCAAAGGCACGTTCTGCCTCATTAGACTGCTCATACCAATACAATATATTTTTTACTGACATTTTTAGCGTCCCCTTACATCCTTATAAATTCCGACAGTCATCTCAATAATAAACAAGGCAAACCCTGTAAATCCTAACATGAAAATAAATCCAATCAAAAAGTCCATAGTATGGCTCCTAGCTGTTACAAGGTACAACGATAGTCTCTAAGGGATTACCATCGTTGCCCTTGGCTTGTCAATAGACTTTCTGAATGTCTTTGACGCCACCAAACGTACGCTTTGCAAGCGCAGGAACAGATAGATAACGGCTAGTCTTGCCCATATGCAGCCCCATAAAGGTGCTACCTAGGCTAACACCAAAGCGGTTACGAATAACACGTTCCCGCTTGCCATACACTGCTACTGTCTTGCCCATGATTTTAGTTGTATAAGTTTTCATGCTACTACTCCATAGCGTTATAGGTACACCATTGCACCTTGTAACAGCTAGGGATTTGTGGTTGCTATCCCACTCCACCCTAGCTTGGCCTAGACCTACGCCCCACCTTGCCAGCTACTGCTAGGATTTTATAGGGTCTGTAGCCACGCCGTTCCACGGACTTCGGTTGTCTTATCGCTATCAAGCGTTTGTTCAGTCTCTAAAGCGTATTCTAGTTTTATTCTTTAGTCAATCCGTATTCGTATTCGGTATGCACTTTCTTTTATTCTTTAGGCCTAGCCCTATGTTGCCGTAGCGTTTAAGGGTTATCTAGCGTTATCTTGGCTTGGTCATGGTGTCGAGCCTTGCGGCTGATCTGCCCTCGCTTTCGATGATTAATTTGAGCATATCCAGAAAGCTTTGTGAAGC